AATCTTGGAGAGTTGTTGATGTTTGGTTTTCTACTGCGTTAAGGAAGTTAATTGATTTTGCAAGTCCTTCTGTATCTTGCTTAAATGCATTTTGAATTGCAAGCGTTGCCTTCATTGCTTCTTGCTTATCAACTTCACCAAGGACAGATAGTCTTGTTGTTTCACGAATTGACCCTAGGAGATCATTTCCTTGCTTACCTGTTGCAGCAATATCTGCAGCTAAAGATAAGGTATCTTTGAAAGAAACTCCATAGGCTGCAGAAAGCTCTTTTGCTGTTGCAATTGCATCTGCTCTAACCTTGCTAAGTTCTGCATCTGAAGTTTTTGAAAGTCCGCCATAAACCTTTGTAAGTCTTACTAATTCTTGATCTGCTTCTCTAAAAGCTTTTGAAGCTGCAGCACCAAACGCAGCCATTGGAACTGTTAATCCAACTGTTAGCTGACGTCCTGCCCACTGTGTATTCTTACCCCAGTTAATTAATTGATTTGAACCTTCTTGCATAACCTTATTAAGGATAGACATTTCTGTTCTTGCAATTTTTGTTTTATTAGCAAGCTCATTTATACCTGTAGGAACATGAACATTGAACTGCATTTGTCCTTGCTGGTTTCTTCCCATTGGCTGGACAATTGCATTCTGAAGTGCTGTTTGCTGCTTTGCAAGATCACGGATCATACCACCAGCCTGGCGATGGTATTGCTGCCAGTGCTGATAGTAATCTCTTAATTTTAATTTGCCTTGATCTAAGGCTTTACCAAACTTTTCAGTATCACTTGCTAGTGTTACAAAGTGAGTATTGAATTGGTTGCTTTTTCTAAGTATGTCTGAGAAAGCATTGTTTGTTGCTGCTATCTGTTGAGTAAGTGCAACATTTGAAGATCCAAGTTTTTGCTGTAAAAGTGTGAGCTGTGATACTGCTTTGTGTATCTGACTTATTAAGCCAGAGAAATCAGCATTAGCGGTTATATTAGTATTAATATTTTCTGACACTTATTACTCCTCGGTATACCCCAGTCCTTGATTTATACCGAAACCTTTTGATGCAGCGGCTTGACCACGAAGTCCGATGATATCGTTTTGTAGTCCGTTGATTCCTTGTGCTCTCATTTGAATCTCTTCAAAAGTTGGGTGTTTACTTTCTTCCTCAACCGTTGCATCCTCCCCTAGATTTATTCCTTGCAGTGAAGCTTGGAACTTTCTATCTTCATCTTCCTTTTTACTTATACCTTTTAATAGTTGTACAAGCTCTGGCATTGAAAGACTATCTTCTAACTCTTCAAAGTTTTTCCATTTACCAATTAGAAAAACTTGCGCTTCTAAGGCGGCTAGATCTAGTTCTGACCAGCCAGAACTGCTGCCGCCAGAAGATTTGGGTCGTCCATCTTCATTCCGCCACATACTTCAAGAATACGATTGATTGTTGGCACATCCAACGCATCTTCAAATGCATCCTTATCTGCGACAAGCTCTGGCAATTGCTTTTCTAGTGCGACACCACATGCTTCAATAAGAATGTTTAGAGTATCATCTTCACCTGTAACTTCTGCTGTCTTCTGAATGACAGTCATGAACTTTCTAAGTTCTTTAATTGTGAGCGGCTTTAGCTTCACCTTTGCGCCATTTTGTAGTTCAATTTCTTGTACATCGTACACTGTTGTTGCCAATTTATCCTCCTAGGATCGTCCTTATCATTATAGCAAAAATACCTGCATAAGCAAATAACAAACCCCCATTTCTGGGGGTCTGCTCTCAATATTAAATTGTTATTTAATTGTAATTACGCTTCAATCAAACGGTCAATAATCTTGCCGTATTCTGCCCCTGCGTATGCTGCATCAGGAAGAAGACGGAAGGTTACTGGAAATACTGTTGGGTTGTTACGTGCTAGTGTGAATTGTGATTGCTGTACAGAAAGTACACGACGTGCATAATATACACGCTCACGCTTCTTATTAGCTGCTGAACGTGGTGCAAGACCGACAGCGATTAGCTGACGTTCTGTAGGCTCCTGTCCAAGAGCTCCTGCTTCCAATCCGAGTGCGTCGTTTGAAAGAGTTGATGCTCCCTGACCAAATACCTTGAGAACGTTCTCAAGTGTTGCTTCAGTGAATTCAGTTGCAAGCATAACTTCCATAGACTCCTTGAACAACTTTGCTGTATCAAGAAGCTGATCTACTGTTACTGAACCGTATGTTGGGTTGTAAGTAATCTGAAGACCGTTATTTGTGTAACCAACGTTTGCATAAGCTGCGCCTAGTCCACCCTTAAGTTCACGGGTGTCTGCGTCGTAGATTGATGTATTAGCTGTTACGTTTGATCCTTCTGGAAGAACAGTTGCGTAAGTTGATTCTGTTGAATCCTTCTTTGAAAGGAACAGTGGTGCTGCTCCAACGATAATATTCTTAGCTTCAAATGCCATTTATTTCCACCTCCTGGAAAGTTAAAAATTTTTGTAAAAACAGTGCTGGCTAGGCGGGTTTCCTCTTAGTACAATAATAGGCCAAAATGGTTCATAAAGCAAGGCTAATTGAACCTGCCGCTGACAGATACATCTCTAGAATACTTGATTTCTACTATTACATCTGTAGAAAGGAATCCTAGGACCTCATCTGATGGGGCAGTTGGTGAAATATCTCCAATATAGACGGTATGGAATCTAAACTTTGAAGAATTTCCAATAAAATTGTTGATATCTCTGGCAGATTCATCTGATCTTCTAAACAAATCTATAATAAAGTTTCTCATTTCATTGATTTCTGAGATATCTGTAGCATATAGGGTAAACATGACCTGCTCATTGCATATAAGCCATGTGTCATCATAGGTAATCCCAGTCTTATCATATACTATGTGCTTCTTCCCGCTCAAGAACTGATTGAGTTCTGGAAGCTGTTGAACTGGAATAAGTGGAACAATAGTGTCATTTACGTTATCTGAATAGTAATCTGTTTCATCAAATATGTCTGCCGCCTTAAACTCATTCCATAAAAACTTCCTAAGCTCATTTACTGCATCTAATTTATAGTTTGTCATTACATGTTCCTCCCATTAGTCTGTACGGCTGCCTGAGCCAAGTTTTTTACAGATGCTGGAGAATAGCTATAAGCTTTTGCCTTTACAAGTGGTGGCAACATCATGGATTTTCTAGTCACAAGATGGAATGCCTGCTCTACGCCAGAATTTTTAATTGAATTTTGAATTAGATTTCCTTGTACAAAAAACTTGTATGTATTGCCAAATCCCATTTTGGCATATTTGCCTCCTGGATTTTGAACCTTTACGGATCTACCCTGTTGCAAAACAATGTGTTTCCCATCTACAACAAAAGCTAGTCTTCCGCTTGGTGTTCTTGGGGTAATTAAAACTGGATTTCCAGCTTCCATAACAAAAGCTTTATTTTTAAATACGTAATTCTTGCCCTTAGTTGTTTGCTTTGGCACTGAAGATTTAGACATTTTAAATTTATATGACATAGAAAAATTAAATCCGCCTTTAGTTTCTTTTGTTAACTGAAACAATCTTCCAGACTTTTCTCCAACTTTTCCCCACTCATAAACATGGTGTAGATACTTTGGTTTTGATCTTGCTTGCATATCAATATAATTTCCAATAGCTTTATTGATCTGATTATAAATTTTATTAACAAATCCTTCTTGAATACATTCTTCTGTAACCATATGAGACATTACCTGAGTTTGGTAGTAAAGGGCCGCAGAAATTTTTTGAACCGCTCCGCCATGGTCTATGACCCCTGACGGCTTTGAGCCTCTCATAAGGCCTCCTAGGGCGTTAGAAGCTGACTGTAGAGCCGCTGCATTACTCGCCAATTGTCTGATTCTCCGATCTTTGTGCTAAAAGATTATATCCAAGTATATTTCCAAATGGATCAGTAATTGGTGTATTTCCAACTACCTCAAAAACCGTTGGAGTATTTGTAGGATAATTTAATTCAAACCAAATTACCTGGCCATTTGAATTTCTAATATTAGATATCTTATCTCTATGGGAAACAAATTGATCTACACGAATTTGAATTGCTTCGGTATCTTTGAATCTTGTAGAATATTGCTGCTTGTCATTTCCACGTCCGCCAGTTGAATTAATGCTTCCTTTTGCAAAACATGAAACAGTTCTTGTAAAAGCCCAGGTTTTCTTTAAGGCGCCAGTGTCTTCATCTTGGACATCCATCTGAGAATACACATCTGCCTTCATTGACAGAATTGAGCCAACTAGATCTATATTCATTAGATCACCAGCATTTGTTTGATAACATAATTAGACAAAATGCTATCTACGAAGAAGTTTCCTGTTCCATTATAAACTTGTGGGTCAAACTCAAATTGCCAGTCAAAGGTCTGGATTGACTTTACATACTTGTGTTTCCATTGAGTGTCTTTATTGAAGAAGTCTTTCATCAATTCTACTGTTGCAATTGATACTTCATCTGGGACATAGTCCCACCCAAATTGTCCTTGAATTCTATAGGCTACACCTTTTTGGAAAAACCCCTGAAATCCAATATCATACACAGTGGGAGAAGTCATACCGTTTGCAAGGTAGACAACATTATCTCTGTTTAATGCGTCTCCACGATCAACCTTTAATCCGTACCCACTTGAAACTGGGACAATATTGTAGTTGATATTATTTACGTTATTTGGATTATCTATTAAAAGAATATCATTTGCATAAAGCTCATGTAGCTGATTAACCTTATACAAAGTCTGGACTGAATCATCACCAGCACCATATACGGTTACTGCATCATCATACAGATAGAACAAATCATTCGTATAATTTTCAATTAGCTTTCTTGCATATTTTTCAGCAAGCATCAGCTCTTCGTATGATTTGTAATTTTCATCACTTGGATCCACGCCAATACCCAGGGCGTCGATTGCCTCTGAAAGGTTTACATATGGAGTTACAACATCGACATAAGTTGTATTGCTACCAGCATTTCCTTGAACCTGATATGACCAAACAAGCTTTAGCTTTCTGTTTCTAGAGGTAACAGAAAATGGCATAACCAATTCATAGTTGCCATTGTCTGTTTCTAGGTTTGTGGCAGTATAGGTTCCAATTGCTACCGTTGGGCTTATTGATGGGCTCACGGCTGGATCCTGTGTTATATCGTAAACAGTAACGGTTACGTTCCCATCTGCATCTACTGGCTGACCTCCCCAGTAAATCTTTTGGCGTATTGCTCCGTTACTATTTACATATAATTCTGCCATTTTAAATTTTCGTTAAGCGTAGAAGTCCTGAACCTCTGTCGCTGTTGCTAAACGAAAACCCTCCTCTTTTTCAAAAATTTCTTCTGCTTTTTCTGAAGGCATAGCTACGAATGGATGTTCCTTTGTAAATGTAAATCCAAGAGTGTCGTATCTAAAGTTAGCTCTTGTCATCTTTACTAGAACAGTATTTTCTGGCTGCTCCTTCTTTGGATCAAACTTTGGAAGGACCTCTTCCATTTCTACTGCTTCATCTTCAATATTTTTAATTGTCTTTTGGTATACGTCCCATGTAACGCCTTCTTCTGCAAGGGCTGCAACGATTTCCGCTTTGTTCTTTGAGTTTGGTAAATCAACCGCAAAATCTTCGGCAATCTGACGAAGCTCAGCAATTTTTAATGTCGTAAATGACATACATTCTCCTTTGTTCTCATTAATTATAGCATTTGAACGTTAAAAGGTAAAGACCCCCGAAATATAAATTCCAGGGGTCTTTAATAGTAATTCCTTAAATTAAGAAGCTACCTTAACGTTCTTTACGACTACCCAAGCATCTGCTTGTTCAATCTGAACGCCTACACGAGTGTAGAGTGTGTACTCGACTGAGTCCTTACGTGGCCAGAAGAATCTGTAAACAGTTACATCACGCTTAATTCCAATAACTACGTTATTTGGGAATGAAAGGTGGATGTCACCGTGATCTCCTGATGCACCTGTATGTGTACCAGTCTGAGTTTCCTTTAGAAGTGGAACTTCAACGATTGGAATACCGAATGCAAATGGTGCTACATAACCAGCTGGTCCACCAAGTGGAGCCACATCACCACGGATAACGCTTGAAGCGATATCTTGTGGGATTGTCTGATTTGTACCAATGCTTTGCTGGTATAGGAAGTCCTGGATAAGGTTAGATCCTGCAAGGAAGCGAAGGTCTGTACGACGTTGCTTGTACTTACGTGGAAGTGCCTTAAGTGCGCTGTTGAATACTGCACGAGAGATATTAGCTCCCGCTGCATCTACAACGTGACCGTTACCCTTTGCTCTCTTAACAACACCATCAAATGCCTTGTATAGGTTATCTGATGATAGTGAAGTATCTCCATTGAGGACTAGATCTTC